TTCTCAAAGTTCTTAGCAACTTGTAATGAATTATCTTCAACAGTTAATCTCATCTTATAAGTTGGAGTCTATGTAATGGTGCTTTTTCTACATCTGCAATAGCATTATTATCATCAGTATCATATTCAACTCCATCTCTTAGTATATCTTCCATTTCACTAGCATACATTTGTTGGTAGTGTTTCATCATTACTTGGAATCTATCTTGATTGTCGTTTGAATTAAATTTTGTAAGTTGTGGACAAGCATAAAAACCAATCACTCTATAAACACTTGCTCTTTTAAATTGTGCATCAGTTAATAATGTTGCGTTCATTTCATTTGAATTTAAAATAGAAATATCTCTGTAAGTAGTCTTTGCGTAAATTGGAAACCATTTAATTCTTAAATCTCGTTCTATATCTGCTCTTGCTTGTGCGTGATAATCATTTGGGCTTGTGAATGATGCAATACCAAATCCTAAAATGTCTGGTTGGTAAAATGTTAAATCTGCTTCTACTGAAAAATTTGCCATAATAATATTTAGTTGGTGGGGATTTTACTCCCCACCGAAGTTGTTAATTAAAGTGCAGAATCCACTACTACAGTACAACCATTGGCATCTTTAGCGATACCAACACCATATACTACAGTCGCAACTAATTCATCTGCTCTCAAAGAAGCATCACGTTGTGCTTCAATTTTGAACTCTTGCTTCATAGCTAAACCGATAGCTGAAGAATGGAATACTCCACCACTAATGTCATCATAGGCATTAATAGTAAAGTTAGCATCTTCATACACATCAATTCCAGCTACAGTTCCGATATATCCGTTTCTAAGAATTTCATTTCCTACATCAGATATAGCAGTTGCATTAGAAGCCGCATAACCAGCTTGTGTTAAAGTCTTTTTCAGATTGAAAAGTGCTTTTGGGTGAAACACAGCAGAATAAGGTGCAGGTACTCCACCTGATCTTAAAATTGCTTGTGCTTTGAAAAGCAAGTCAGCAGTCAATTCAGTTCCAGCAGAACCTAAATCATTTCCTGATGCGAAATCAGAAAATAATGCTACTAAATCTACATCAACTTTTTTAGCGATTGCTTCGCCAAATAATCTACCTAGATCAGCACCTACGTTTCTTGATGCTGTGTTTCTAGCCATATCAGTTAGTGTTGCCATAATTCCTTTTTCCCCAACTGTGATAGTTGCGTTAGAAGTGCTTACAGCAGTATTAGTTAAGTCTGTTGCTTCGTTTACCGCCGCCGCAGATACAGTAGGATAAATAGGTATATCTACTACTTTTCCTGAACCAGTAATTGGATACATAGTTACAAGATTTCTTACAACACCAGTATCTTGGAATGTAAATATAGCTTCAGCAGTTATATTTTCAAAGAGATCGTCTAGGGTTGTGTTTGTTGTTTCGTTTGCCATTGTTTTATTTTAGTTAGTTAGTTAGTTTTTTATTGTTGTTGCCTTCATTGTAAAGTTACCTTGATCTCTTTTTCTTCTAATTTCAGCATATACTTTTCTGTCATTAGGATTATTCATATCAAGATCACCTATTTTAAATTGCTTAGGGGAAGCACCACCAACTTTACTCTGTGAACCACTACCACTTTGAGTAGCCATCACATGATGAGGGTTGTTTTTTAAATATTCGCTTACTAAATCATTTACTGACATAGGTTCGCCTTTATCTGAATATCTTGGAGTGCCGTTGTCGTTTACTACTTCAACAGAACCACTATCAGATAGTCTAACATTTGATCTTAGTAGTTGTTTAACTTCTGCTGGTTTAACAGCTTTCAGTCCACTAGCTACATTAACCAAAGTCTCATCTATTCTGATTCTTTGTAATTCAGATTCCAACGATTGGATTTTAGTATCCTTTTTTGAAACAGTTTCTTTTAAAACTTTATCAAATTCACCACGTTGTGTAGCGATTTCTATTTCCTTTTGTTTCTTTTCATCAAGAAGTTTTTTAGCTTCTTCAATATCAAGTCCGTCTAGTTTACTAGAAACACTTTTTTTGTATCTCTCTAAACGTCTTTGAACAATGTTCTCTAGTTGTTCTTCACTAAATACTTTTTGTTCTGCTATTGTAACATTAGGGTTGCCAACATTTTCCTGAGATGTTGTTTTCTCAACCGACACTTGTTCTTTTACTTTGTCGTTCATTGTTTGTTCTCCTTCTATATTATTATTACTACCAATTATCAAGAGAATTTAGAAAAAGCAATAAATTTGTTCTTAGATTGTTCTATTCTAATGTGTATTCAAATGTACCATCATCATTAGTTGTTCCCCAATCTGTGCTTGTTGGTTGCCAATGATGTCTGCAATTATAACCACCTCTGTCTAAGAATGGGTCGCTTCCTGATTTTCCTTGCCACTCAGTTTGCCATAATGATCTAGCTTCTTCTTCAGTAAATATTTTGTTTGCGTGTTCAACGCAGAAATCCCTACTGTCTCTAATAATTGAACCATGATAAATAAAAGAAGTTAATCCTATTTGATCTGCTCTATACTTTGCAAACTGTCCATCAAATCCCATTAAAGCATCTCCTACTATTTGAGATGAATAGACTGCTAAGTTAGCACCAGTAACAGTAGAACCATAAGTTTGCTTTAGTTCATCAACTGCTGTCTTAAAATCTTCTGTATTTGTTTTACCAGCTATCTTTTGTTTCTGAATAAAGTCCACAAGTTGTTGTTGCTTAACTGTATCTGCTTGTTGGTAGATTCCATTAATCTTATCTCTAATAGTTTGTACTACTTCTGCAAAAGGTTTACCTACTAATGTACTTTGGAATACTTCTTGTGCTAATGTATTTGTAAATTCAGTTGCAAGATTTTGGAATTGAGTAAATGCAATCTTCTTTAATTGTTGAATGGTAACTAAATCGGCTTCTGTTATTTGTTTAAACTCAATAGGAATAGGAAGGTTACCATAAGTTGCTACAATAGTTCCTGCAATCTTATCATAATCATTTATTAATGTTTGTACTTTAGCTAAGTAAAGTTCTTCTATTGCTTGTTGTAATTTTGGTCTTATCTCAATAGCAAGTCTAGTGTTAAATAATACTCCGTCTTGAATTGGAAGTTCTGATACTGATTGTATAACTCTAGTCTCTAAAGTTTTTAATGTATCGTTTAAAAGTTTTTGATGTTGTGCTTCTAAATTAGTTACTGCCCTTGCTCTTATGCTTTGAAGTTCTTGTAATAAATCTTGTGCCACATTAAATTGTAGGTAAAGTTATTGGTTGTTGTGCAAACTCTCCTAATGCTTCTGTGCCACCATCAATCTCAGAATTGATTTGTTCTAATACAGTATCATCATCAATAACTGTTTTAGCAATTTGTTTATCAATCTCTTTAGCAAATGTAGCTGATTTAATATTAGAAGCTTTTGCTTGTTGTAATAATTCTAAGTCAGTTGCCCAATCTCTAATATCAAATGTACTTGGATATTCTATTTCTCCATCAAATATAGTTTCTTGCCATAGAGCAAACAGTCTCCAAATTTGTTCTTCTGCTAATTCCATAAGTTTAGATTTCTCACTTAGTCTAGCATTTAATAATTCAAATTCTGTTCTTAAAGCAATACCAGATTGTACTCGTTCTGCTGTTGCTCTAATTGTTCCGACATGAGTTAAACGATTGATTGCTTCTACTTTGTGATTAATAGATTTTAATACTCCATCTAAATTACTTCCATTAGGTTGTAGTATGTAAGGTTTTAAATTTGAATCTAAGTTATCAGGAATTTCAATTATAGAACCTGCACCTGCACCTGCATCTGTGTCTTTGGTCTTAACAAGTGATGGGTGATTAGATAATCTTATAATTTGTTCAATCTCAGATAGTTCATTGTAGATTCCTTTTTGTAAATCTACTACATCAGTTAAGTCAGAAGTTCCAATACCTCGCATTGGTGATCTTTGATTATATAAAATAACTGCTGGTATTTTTTCTATTGGATTAGGAACTGAAGAAATAAGTTTTGGTTCATCTCTATTTTGTGATGATAAAAATACACAATCTATTTTATCTATGTACCAAAGTTTATAATATTCACCTTCGGCAGTTTGTTCTTCTCTAACTTTTAAATAGTCTAAGTAATAATAACCAGCATCATTTCTTGAATAATGCCAATCTAAAATATTTTCTGGTGTGTATAAATTTAAGTATGGTCTAATACCTTGATCTAGTTCTTCTGCTCTAGTCATCACGTTAGTTGATGGCTTATCAACGATTAACCATACATGACCATAAACAGAAGCAAACCTTTGTGATTCTCTTAGTAGTGCATTAAATGATCTGCCTTCTAAGTCAGCATCAGCAATAAATTCTTCAACTGATTGGTCATCTTCTAAAGAACCTAATTGTCTTACTGGTGGAACTCTAAAAAGGAATGAAGAATAAATATCTATAATGTTGCGACAATGATTATCAAGAGGTGTGTTTTGTATTCGTTTATAATATTCGTTTTCAAATTCTAATTGGTATGCTTGTAGGAATTTACCTTGTGCGTATTCTTTACCACCTAAATAACTTCTTATAAAATATTCCCAAGTTAATACTAAGCCCTTGTAGTGTTGATGTTGTAATTCTAAGTCTCCTCTTGTGTAGCCCATTATGAAAATCTTTTTGGTTTTGATTTAGGTAGGTTAGATGTGATCGGAAATAAGTATTCTATTGCGTATCCTAGTGCGTCAGTCATGTGATCGTATCCGTTACCTTTTTCTGGTTGCGTTGTGTTTTCCTTATAAACTTGTTTCATTAACGAATTTATAAGTGTTTTACAAGAAGGATTAATAACAATACTTCTTTTTCCATCAAATGACTTTAATTTACTATTAACAGAGTTGATTCTATCTCTTACTAAAGCATGAGTGGATTTACATTTAACATTTAAATTTGCATTTTGCAAGATAGTTAAATCTGTTCTACCCCCTGCTGAAGTTCGTCTTTGTCTTGAAGCTGGGTCAGGGTAAACAATCATCTTTTGTTTTGGGTATCTGCTAAATAATTCATTAATAAATTCATCTGTATTAGAACTATAAATAACTATCTCATCAAATACTTCTACAATGTTATTCTTTACATGAAATAAACAAGCTGACATTGGGTCAATGTTAAAGTCTAATCCTATATGTATAACTGCATCTTTATCGTATTTTAATTCCTTAACATTATCTTGTCTGTCAAAGTTATAATAAACAACTCCTGAGTATGTTTCAAATGAAGCTAAGTATTCTTGTCTAAATGTACGTTCATCTAAATCAGTCATGGCTTGTCTAATTTCTTCTGCATCAACTTGTCCACCATCTAATGTAGTAAACTTAAATGATTTCCACTCAGGGTCAGAACCTAATCCTTTTTGGTATATGTCATAAGACCAGTTACCATAACCTCTAGGTGTTCCTATAAATAATACATTACCAGTAACGTGCTTATCTGAGATTG